CTAACGCCATCGCACAAAGAACTCGTCGAGGCAAGGGGAACATTATCCTATGTTCTGCAGACGTTGCCTCCGCACTAACAGCAGCAGGTCAACTAGACTACACACCTGCACTTAACAGCAACTTACAAGTTGATGACACAGGTAACACATTCGCTGGTACACTCAACGGACGTTACAGAGTATTCATTGACCCATTTGCTGCTAACTTAGATGCTAACCAGTACTACGTTATGGGTTATAAGGGTACTTCTCCTTATGACGCAGGTCTATTCTACTGCCCATATGTACCTCTACAGATGGTAAGAGCAGTGGGACAAGACACATTCCAGCCAAAGATTGGTTTCAAAACCAGATATGGTATGGTTGCTAACCCATTCGCTGAAGGCACAACACAAGGTCTAGGTAGAATCACTGCTTCAAGCAACAGATACTACAGACGTGTGAAAGTTACAAACCTAATGTAATTCAGATACACATTACAAAGACCCCTTGCATGGGGTCTTTTTTTATGCTAAATTGTAAACATGAAAGATCAAAACGCTATCCTAGATCAGGAAACTGAAACACAAAAGTTCAATCGTGCACTTGATTTATACATAGAAAGTGTACACAAACCAGACCATGCCTTGAGAAGTTGTGCTCACAATCAAAAGTGTTTCAACGAACTTATGAATGTAAGGCAACAGGTTTTGGACTACGTTCAAACGTTAAGAAGATGAATGGTAGACTTTCAAAAGTTGACATGACAAATAAATTATTCCAATTGAAAAGAGAATTAGATTACAAATGCGAGATAGGTGAGATGGGAGAATGGGAATGTGTAGGTGCTAAAAAATATCTCAACAAGGCATTCGATACTCTTGATGAATTTTGGGCATAAATATAGGAAAGTAATTATATAATGCCAACAAGAAAATCTGTGCATCCTATGACATTTCAGGAGGTTTCAAACAGAAACTTTCTGTCAGTTGTTGGTTTTAAATTTTTACTAAACAGATGTCCTAAGGTAGATTTCTATTGCAACACTGCAAATATACCTCAGGTCACATTGGGGACAGCAACCCAGTCAACTTATCTAAAGGACATACCATTGCCAGGTGATAAGTTACAGTATGGTGATCTCAACATCACCTTTATGGTGGATGAAGATATGGAAAACTATCTTCAGTTATATCAATGGATTACATCTTTAGGTTTTCCAGAGTCGCTTTCTCAATTCAGTGAACTAAAAGAAACTGATAGACTACTACCAGAAGAACCCATAGCAGGTGATTTTTTCAATGAGAGATCTGATGCTACTCTCATGATACTAAACAGTGATTATAACCCTAGTGTCAAAATAAAATTCAAGGATGTATTTCCAGTATCCTTGAGTGCAGTTCCTTTTGATGCAACACAGGAACAGCAACAATATTATACTGCCTCTGCAGTTTTTCGCTATACTATTTTTGATGTGATTGACGTAAATGGAAAGAAAGTCTAGCACCCTCTCTCTCGATTCTATACAAGAGATGTGGGAAAAAGATTCAAAGATGAATCAAGATGAATTGGACACTGAGAGTCTAAAAATACCACAATTACACGCCAAGTATTACAACCTATATAATACGATACTGCTGATGCGTAAGCGTGATGAGGCAGTGTACTCCAGTAGTCTATTAGACAGACGTAAGTATTACACAGGGAAAGCAACAGCAGACATATATGCTCAAGAACCCTTTCCCTATAAGGTCAGAGACAAAGACGACCTCAAGTTGTATCTTGACTCAGATGAAAAACTGAGTAAGACAAAACTAAAGATTGAATACTACGACACCATGCTCAAGTATCTTGAAGAGATACTCAGACAAGTCTCTAATAGAACCTACCAAATAAAGAATGCTATTGAGTGGCGAAGGTTCTCTTCAGGTTATGGCTAATCTCGTTATTAAAAAGAAGAATGAAGTATATTTACAGGTCGATTGTGACCCACACATAAAACACGAATTACAAGATGAATTTACATTTGATGTGCCAGGTGCTAAGTTCATGCCTCAATACAGATCAAAGTATTGGGATGGTAAAATAAGATTATTTAATCTGCAGAAGTCTCAAATTTACGTAGGTCTTCTAGATAAAATTGTTCAATTTTGTCGCAGATACGATTACGATTACGAATTTGAGAACTCCAAGTACTACGGCCTCCCGTACCAAGAGACGGAATCAGTCTCTCATGAGGGAGTAAAGGACTACCTAACGGGAATCTCGAAATACAAACCTCGTGATTATCAGATTGAGGGTGTGTTTGATGCATTGCAGAAGAACAGAAGATTATTGATATCACCTACAGGGTCAGGTAAGTCCCTTATGATATATGCTATTACAAGATACCATACAGAAAACAAAAGGTCAACACTAATTATAGTACCAACCACGTCATTGGTGGAGCAGATGTATAAGGACTTCATAGATTACAGTTGGGATGCAGAAACATATTGTCATAAAATCTATGCAGGTAAAGATTTACTTAGTAAAAAACAAGTTATAATCTCAACTTGGCAATCAATATACAAACTACCTAGGACATGGTTCAACAAATTTGATGTAGTCATAGGTGACGAGGCACATCAGTTTAAGTCTAAATCATTAGTGAGTATCATGACTAAACTTTATGACACAAAATACAGGTATGGTTTCACAGGTACGCTTGATGGCACACAAACTCATAAATGGGTACTTGAGGGTTTGTTCGGACCCTCTTATAAGATCGTCAACACTAAGGAGTTACAAGAGAAAGGTTATCTAGCAGATCTAAACATTAGAGTCTTGCTACTTAAACACGATCCCATCACATTTGATACTTATGAGGATGAGGTGCAATACCTTATCACCCATGAGAAAAGAAACAAATTTATAAGAAACCTAGTGTGGGACTTGAAGGGTAACACTTTGATACTATACAGTAGGGTTGCTACCCATGGAGAAGTCTTATACGATATAATAAATAAAGTTGAACGAAAGATATTTTTTGTTCACGGTGGAGTAGACGTTGAAGAGAGAGAATCAGTAAGAAGAATTACTGAGGAAGAGGACAATGCTATCATCATTGCATCCTTTGGTACATTCTCTACAGGAATCAACATTAAAAATCTACACAACGTTATCTTTGCATCACCTAGCAAGTCTAGAATCAGAACACTACAATCTATCGGTAGAGTTTTGAGAAAAAGTAAAGATAAACTCAATGCTACCCTGTACGATATAGCAGATGATTGTAAGAAGGGATCAAAGCAAAACTACACTTTGAATCACCTAATTGAACGAATCAAATACTACAACGAGGAGAAGTTTAGTTATGAAATTATTCAGATCAAAATCTGAAGAGAATAAAGAACCATACGATGAGTTTATCGCTACGGTAAAACTTGTCAGTGGTGAAGAAATCTTAACTAAAGTTATTGTAGATTATACTACCACAGTAAAACAAGTTATTCTTGATAATCCAGTCATATGTCAAGAGGTTCGCTCCCATGGAGCGAATGTACCCCTTGGGTACAAGTTTGAACCTTGGATGAAAATGTCAGACGAAGAGGTGTATATCGTAGATCTCAACAACATAATCACACTCTCTGAGATAAAGGATGATATAGTCATAAAAACATATAATAATATTATTGATGGAGGGTTCAAACGACAGCACCCCGACCTTGATAGGCAAATGGGATACGTAAACAGTGTGGATAAAGCAAGAAAAATTATAGAAAAATTATACAAATCAGACTCTGCATCTAAAGAACCTAAGAAAGACCTATAGCTTGTCTTCTGAACAGCGACACTGTTAGTGTACAGGTATTTGCCAAGGTTGTCAAGAGGTGCTATAATTTGTGTATACAAAAGAACATAAATGGCAAGAAAAAGATCTGAGCATTATGTAAACAATAAAGAATTTCTCTATGCTATTGTTGCATATAAGAAATCCATCAAGGATGCAGAGGAAGCAGGTCAACCTAAACCTCGTATCACAAACTATCTTGGTGAATGTTTTCTAAAGATTGCTACACACCTATCATACAAACCAAACTTTGTAAACTATATGTTTAAGGATGATATGATATGTGATGGTATAGAAAATTGTGTACAGTACATAAACAATTTCAATCCTGAGAAATCTACAAATCCGTTTGCATATTTTACTCAGATCATACACTATGCTTTCCTACGTAGAATACAAAAAGAAAAGAAACAACTAGAGATAAGACAAAAAATTATAGAAAGATCTGGCTTTGATGAGGTGATGTCTGCCGATGAAGACGGTAAGTCATCAGAATATAATTCAATCAAAGATGCAATACAATACAGAAATTATAATAGATGAAACTCACACAAGAAATGATTGACGAAATCCAAAGACTCATGGAACATACCAAGAAAGATGGTAGCATGAATTGGGTTGATGGTGAAACTATAGAGATAAATCTAGCAGGTACGTTTGCTGCAGATAGATTTATTGTTATCAAAAATGCATCAAAAAAACCATACGAACCCTCACAACCACATCCTAGATATGATTATGAGAAAGGAGAGTTCAAGAAGTGAAGGTCGCTATTATCACAGACCAACACCTTGGTTTCAAGAAGGGATCAAAACTATATCATGATTACTTTCTAAAATTTTATGAAGAAATTTTCTTTCCAACTCTTGAGAGAGAAGGTATCACAACTATTCTCGATCTTGGTGACACTTTTGACAACCGTAAAGGTGTTGATTCATATTCATTGGATTGGGCGAAAAAACATTATTTCGAT